CCGCAGGGGACGCCGCAGGGGACGCCGCACGGGCCGCCGCACGGGCCGCCGCACGGGACGCCGCAGGGGCCGCCGCACGGGACGCCGCAGGGGATGCCGCACGGGCCGCCGCAGGGGATGCTCAGACGCGCGCCCTTCTCCACATTCTAGACACGGGCGCGTTGCCCGCCTGACACCCCGGAGACACGCCCCCACCGGGCAAAGGAGAGACGACGATGCCAACCATCCACGACATGACCGACCTGGACCACGACATGGAGATGTTCGACGCCAACCCCCGCGACGAGGTGGCCGTGTGCCACCACTGCGGCGCTCTGGTGGACCGCGACGGGCTGAGCATCGAGACGCGGCGTCATTGCTGGTTCTGCGAAGAAGGCTGAGACATGAGCGTCATGGTCGATTTCGCCATCACTCTGCCCGGCCTGCTGGGCTGCAACGAGATCGAGGGCCGCGTCGAGGTTTTTCTGGCGGTCAGGCGCGAGCCTGCGTCATGGCACGACCCCGGCAACCCCGGCGAGATCGAGTTGGGCACCGTCGAGGTGATGACCGGGCGGAACCCCTACGCCTACATGCCGATGCCGTCCGGGCCGGTTGGCGAGGGCCTGCATGACGCCATCCAGGAGGCGTTGGTGGGCGACGAACAGTTCATGGAGCGGGCGATGACCGAAGCGCACGAGGACGCCGCGAGCGAGCGCGAGGAAGCCATGGAGCGGCGCTGGGAAGAGCGCCGCGACGAACGCTTGATGGAGATCATTCGATGACCTGGAAGGCCAACATGCAGAACTGCGAGACCTATCTGCTGGTGTATCACGCCCGCGGCTACGAGCGGTGCCGCCTCTATGCCCGTGACGACATGGACAGTGCCCGTCGCCGTCCACACAACCGCGAAGATTTCCTCCGCTATGCGCGGGGATGGGGACGACTGGCGCGGGAACACTATGAGGCCGGAATGGCCCTCGCTGCCCCGCTCACCGCCCGCAAGGAGACGTTGTGATGGGCGCCGACGCAGACCGCGCTGAACGCGAGAAGATTGCCACGAAGGAGAAGGACACCCGCACTTGGGCATGGAACGCCAGCTACCACCGGAGGCAGATCAAGGACGCCAAGAGGCAGTTGGAATACCACACCGCCAAGCTCAACGTCGCATCGCTCAAAGCGAAGGAGAAGCCATGACCCGCACCACCCTCGCCTTTGCCGTGATTCCCTCCGACGCACCGGGATCATAGGTGCGTCAAACCTAACCAGAAAAGGCCGTGCAGTTGGAGAATCGGGCGGGTCACCGGAAGCGGCCCGCCCACCCCCAACACCGGAGGGAACATGAGCAAGGAAATGTACATCGCGGCCATCGAGGAAATGGTGGACGCGGCCCGGCTGAACGCGAAGGAGCGGTGGTGATGAACTGGATAACCGACTACCTCGCCCGCCGCGCCCGCAGGAAGCTGGCCGCAGCGCACCGCGCCCGCCTCGCCCGTGAAGGCATGGCGGCGCACGTCAACCTGAACACCCGGCTGATCGCGCTCCACATGCGCGAGGCGACAGCATGGAAACACCGGAGGATCGCCCATGACTGAGACAATGCCGCCCAAGGTCGCCGCCGCCATCGTGGCGGTCATGGCCGCTGTGCCGAAGCTCGGCAAGGGCGAGAAGAACACTCACGGCGATTACAAGTTCGCTTCAATCGACGACTTTCTAGAGGCGGTGCGCCCGCTATGCGCCGAGGCTGGGCTGATCATCGCGCAGAACGAGGAGTCGTTCGAGATGCGCGACGGTTGGTTGGTCATGCGGTTTTCGTTCACGCTGGCGCATGTGTCCGGCGAGGTCTGGGCCGAGAAGCAGACGAGAACCATCATGGTTTCCGCCAAGATGGGCGCACAAGCGTTCGGGGCGGCGCAGAGCTATGCCCTGAAGCAGTTCATGAGGTCACTGTTCCTGATCGCCACGGGGGAGAAAGGCATGGACGCCGACGAACACCCTCCCGCCGATCTGCCGGTGGTGAAGCCGTGGACAGGGCCGCTGAACAAGACGCAACTCAAGGCCGCTGTCCGTGAGGTCGACCGCGACATCAACGGCTGCGATGATGAGGCCAGCCTGGACGACGTGTTGAAGAAGGCCGCCCCGGTCATCAAGCAGGCCAAGCTCGACTGGCCCGAGGCCATCGATGGCGACGGTCAGGACGTGCGCGGCATGAAGGCCACGGCGGAAATGATGCGCGCCGAGTTCAAGTCCCGCGAGGCGATGAAACTTGGAGGGATTTCGTGATGGCATACGAGCAGAAGAATTTCAGCGGCAGCCTGTTCAAGAACGACCGCAAGGAGAAGGACACGCACCCCGATTACAAGGGCTCGGCCCTGATCGACGGGCGGGAATACTGGATGTCGGCATGGCTGAAGAACGTCAACGTGCCGGGCAAGAAGCCTTTCATGTCGTTTTCGTTTGAACCGAAGGACCAGCGCGAGGATCAGCCCGTCATGGATCACAGGCAGTCCAGCCGCGACATAGACGACGAAATCCCGTTCTAGGAGCGCGCCATGGAAAACGTCTACGTCTACGTCCTCACATCGCGATACAGCGACGGCAGCGGTGCCTCCGATGTCTTGCGTGTCTACCAGCACAAGGAAGATGCGGCGGAAGCATTAGAGGTGGCGCAGCGGGCCGGTGCCGATCTGGTCAAGATCGTTGAGGTGCATCCCGTCCCCTTCGTCCAACGGTACTGACATGCCCCGCCTGTCCTTCATCATCGGCCTGTCCCGCCTCGATCCCGCGAACGAGGAAGCACAACAGTGGTGCGCCAAGCACCGGGGCAAGACCGTCTCCGCCGACGTGCGCATCCAACGCTCGCCGGAACACAACCGGCTCTTTTGGGCGGTGGCAAACAAGACCTTCGCCAACCTCCCGGAGAAGTACGCCCATTGGCACGACCCGCACGACATGGTGAAGGGCCTGCAACTGGCGTTCGGGATCACGGAGCCCCTGTTGAAACCGACGAAGGACGGGCGCGAGGTGGTCGAGGTGCCCAAGAGCCTGGACTTCGGGAACATGGATCAAACGACGTTCAACACCGTTTCCGAGGCGCTGTTCAAGGGCATGGCGCACATGCTGAGCGTGTCTGTAGATGAACTGATCGAGGAAGGGAGGATCGCAGCATGACCATGACGGCGAGAGAGATCGCAGAGCGCATGGCCAAGCGGTACATCACGAACACCGCTTGGGGAAAGTCGTTGGTGCAAACAGAGCGATTCGTGATGCGCAACGAATTGGTGGACGTGCTGGACGACGTAGCCGAAGCCGCCCGGAATGGCTCAAGGACGTGATGGGCTGGCCCGCGTACTGGCTGGTGATGGCGTTGCCGATCCATCGGCTGCCGCAGTGGTCCGTGCTCTGGCTCGTGCCCTATGCGGGCGATTGGGCCTACAGAGCGGATCGGCACGACAATCTCCGCCGCATGAAGGACACCGACCATGGATGAGCCTGTCTGGACCCTGCAAATCCATACCTGCGAAGAGGACGGCAGCCAGCCTGATGATGCCGTCGGGAATGACTGGACGATCCAGAAGGACGGACGCGCCATGTTCTACGAGGGCGGCGACCTGCTCACGCTTGGCGAGGCTCGGCAGCTTCACGACCTGCTACAGCGGGCGGGGTGGGCCGGCGACTGGCACAAGGGCGCGCGCCGCCGGAAGGTGATGCGCTGGATTCGAGGGGCCAGATTCGCGGTCCGGCACCGCCTATGGCGACTGCGGGTTGCGGTGTTCGGACGAACGGCGAAGGAGCAGGCGAAGCTCGACGCCGATCTGCGCTCGATCAACGAGTTTTTCGCGCGGAAGGGTGCCGACCATGGATGAGGCCGGACTGCAAGCTATCAGGGGGCGACTGGACGCGGTGCGGAAAAGCTGCCCGGATTGGGGGGCTGATTACGGCGGGCCGATCGGCCACCGGGACGGCGTGATCTGGATGGACCGCCGCCGGGGCCGCTATCTCTCCGAGTGCACGCGAATTGGCGACAGCGGAACCACACTGGAACGCATCGCTAATCTGCCGCAGGACGTGTCCGACCTGCTGGACGAGGTGGAGAGGGCGCTGGCAAAGAAGCTGCGGGAGCCTAGCGCATGACCCGCCGCTTGCGGATCATCCTGACCGGGATCGTCATTTCCCCCGACACATGGGGGCCATCGTAGGACGACGCCAGCACGATCTTGTGGCGGTCTTCGTGGACGAGGAAACCAACGGACCAGATCGACGGCAGCGGGCCTGCGAGTTTGTCAACGTCCACCCATTCTCCGGCCGGATGTTGGGCGTCCCACCATTCGATCCGAACGATGGGCGGGAGTTTCACTGACAGGCCGTGTCGTAGGTTGCGAGGTACTTGTCGATCCACCCCACCGGCTCACCCGCTGCCGGGATCATCTCGGCAGGGGGAGCGCCGACGACGACGCAGAACGGGTTAGCCGCCGGAACGGTACTTGTCGCGCAGCCTGTCAACGACAGCAGGATCACGCAAACCGTCAATCGAGCGCCGCGCATCGTCCAGTCCCTTCAATCCCTTGTCCAGATCCAGCACCTTCTGGCGTTCCCTCCCTGCCAGCCAAGCCCCCAAGATGGGGACGAGGCCGAGCAGTTTGTCGAGGATGCCGAGAACGGCGGTCCAGATCATCCCAGCGGCTTCGTGGTGACGAACCGCAGGACGATGTTCACAACGACCATCACGCCCGCCACGAGCTGGGCCTGCGCTTCGGGGGAAAGGCCGAGATCGACGCCGAACACACCGGCAACCGTCACGGCTCCGGCGATCAGGTTGGCGTACAGGGTCTTCGACGTGTACCAGGGCTTCGTTTCCATTATCCGTCTCCTTATCGTGCGTCTCTATAGACGCGGGAAATTGTGGAAAGACAGACGCCAAGATCGCGCGCAAGCGTCGTATAGAGTCCGTGCCGATAGGTGTGGGATCGGACCCAATGCTTTTGATCTGGAGTCAGTTTGGGCGGGCATCCACGACATGTGCCGTGCTTCACTCTGTCTTGATGGTTCGCCCTACTTGTGTCCCATCGAAGATTGGTCAGGTGATTGTTCTGTCGGTTGCCGTCTCCGTGACAGCACTCCATGTCGGTTGGGCATTCTCCAGCAAACGCCGAAAGCACCAGACGGTGCACGTAGCGAGTGCGGGGGATACCACCTTCCATGACGGAAACGCTGCAATACCCGTTGATTATGGTCGGCGTGAGTATCTTGCCGGTGACGTCGAGATCGTATTCAGACGCAGAACCTGTGCGCGTTTTTCGGTGAACCCGGATCAATCTGTCTGGGGATCGAACGCATCCGAAATTGCTGGCCTGATAACCCGCGTCGGCACCGGGTATATCGCGCCACTGTTCGGCGTGTGCTATAGAATTCTCAGCCATCGTTGCCTCCTTACAGGCAGTTGTGGTCAGGGCCGGGGACGGTGTTGGAAGCACCTCTCCGGTCCGCATTTGTTCTAGCACGAAATCACCCCTCGCGCATTATTTTTGCCAGTTCCTTGGCGCGCTTGCCGACCTGTTTCGCCCAACGTGAATTCATCATCTCAGCCGCCGCAGCGTGGTAGTCCTCACGCTCTAGAGCGGCCCACATTTGCTTAAATCCGGCCAGCCGGTTGCGTCCGATGTTGAAGGCCATGTTGACCAGCACCCGCTGCCGATTGGGGCTCAGCGCCCCGAAATCGTCGAACAGGAAGCGCGCGTCGTTCATGGCCACGGTCAGGTCGTTTTCCAGCATCAGCCGGGCTTCGTCGGGGCGGATGCCAACGTCCTGCAAATTGCGTCCGTAGCCCACGGTCCACACCCCCTGCGTGTCCCGGTAGGGCTTGGCGCGAAACCCTTCATGCCGCGCGACCATGGCAATGAGTGCGGGGTCAGTCGGGGCAATCATATCGGTTTTTCCCTATCATCCGCGTCGCGTTTGATAGCATTTTCGCTATCAAGCTCACCCCCCAGCGCAAGGTATCCGATGGCATCCACGATGCTGTCGTCACTGATCCGGGTGCCGGGACGCAACCGCATGATCTTGAGCAGCGCCATCATCGTGGTCGCCTGAAACGGCGTGATCGTGTGTCCGAGGTACGCGCTCCACAGGCCCGCCAGACACGCGGCGTTATCCTTCCATGGGCCGTAGGACTCGGCACGGGCACCGGAGATCAGGTCACCCGCGTAGGCCAGGGCGTCGTCGCGGTTCATGCGCACTCCGACATGTCGATAAATCCGCGTTTCGTCGTCATGCGGCGCGCAACATGTCGATGGAGCATGTGTTTCTGCCGACCTCGCCGAAGTCCGCGTGATAGGTGATCTGCTTCATGGAACGCCCCGAAATCCAGCCGTGGGATACCGCGTAGGCATCGCCCGGCGCAAGTGTCCGGTGATGCTCCACCAGGCACCCGTTGAACTCTTCTAGCCTGTCTTGATGGTCGTGGCCACGGTGGTAATACCTGTGCCGCGTCTGTCCCCAATCCTCGGGCCGCTCGGTTGCCATCAGGCCGGGCAAGTCCCGGTCCTTCGTCTTGTCGCCGTGGGCGAGGCCGATCATGGTTGCCCCGTGCCGGATGTAATGTCGCCAGGCCGGGGACGTATCGACCGTCACCCTCGGCTCGTCCTCATAGACATGAGCAAGCATGATCCCCAGCGCCGTTGACAGCACCGGATCGTGGTTGCCCTTCACAGGGACGAAGTGGACCTGTTCGTGGTGTTTTAGACCGCTTTCGATGGTCTGCCGGACAGCCGCAACGCCTATCGACATGACCCTCGGGAGGCGGGTGTCAACGTCGAGGATGTTGCCCCCGCCCGGCGTCATGCCGTGATAGTTGTCGGCGTGGTAGAAGTCCCCGAGAGACGCAATCACCAGCTTTCTGGCAGGGGGAGCCTGAGACACGAGAACGTCCACCGCAGCGCACAAATCGCGCTTGGCGAGGTCCACGTCGAAGTCGGCACCGACCTCATCGGCCCATGCGTACATGCCGAAGTGGGGATCGCCCCACGGGATGAACGACAGAAGCCGGTCGCTGTAGTCCCTGCCCTTCGCCGGTCTTGCCGAGAGCTTCGGCAGCTTGCGCGACATCTCTTCGATGGCCTCGCGGACCATGGCCCGCTGCCGTTCCATGTCGGCGCTTGTCTTGACCCATTCGGCCCGGACCTCGCCGTCGACGTAGAGCGTCGAGCGGCCCTTGACCATGTAACCATCGTCCGCGTCGCCCTCGTAGGAACCCCGTCCTACGGCGTCTCGGGGCTTGCCCTCGTTGTAGCGCATCCGCCCGGAGTCGAGCCGGTTGGCGTAGGTTGCCCGGTCCAGCCCGAGAGACTTCGCGGCGTGGGACTTGACACCCCCACAGGATCGAAGGGCGTCCTCCGCCTCGTTCCATTGGGCTTCAGATGTCGGAGCGCCCGCCATCAGCCCACCTTGTCCAGCAGCCAGACGATGGTGGCAAACATGGCTGCACCAATGCCGCCGACGAACCACCAGATGCGGCCCACGAGGCCGTCGATCTTCGCCGAGAGCACCGCCGATGCGTCACGAGCCTCCTTCCACCGTTCGGCGCAACGATCCTCGTGGCTGTCGATTTTCTGTTCGGCTCGCGCCGCTACCGTCCGGGCTTCGTGGTCCACGCCCTCGTTGGTGAGCATCACGCGCCCTCACCCAAGACGCTCTCGGTCTGTCGCCGGTCGGTTTCGGAGGGGCCTACCAGACACAGGTGGCCATCCACGGTCTCGTAGATCATCCACATGTCGGTAGATGCACGATCCGCCCGCCACACGTCCACGGTGAACCGACCGCGCTCGAACGTCCCCTCGATGTGGGCGTCCGGGAAAGTCTCGGCCATGAACGCCGCCACGTCGTCCGGCTGGGGGCATGTCTCGGGATCGGGATCTTGAGCCCATGCGGAAATGGAAACGGCGACCACCAGGGCCGCCGCCAGAAGATGCGCTCTCATGTGTGCCTCGTGAAAAACTGGCCAGACGATTCCAGTCGCGGCCCTGTCGGGGCCTCTGCTACACGAGGGACAGCCATGACGGACCTCTGGCTAAGTCGGTTGTGGTCAGTCCGGGCGGGGTCTAGTCCACTCCGCTCGGACGCCTCATGTTGTAGCAGTTTGGGGACTTACACGCAACCTATTGTGGTGTTTGTGTGGCGGGCACGGCTTGGAGAAGCTGGTAGACGGCGGGCGCGATGTCAGGCTCGACTTCGGCGATGGTGACAAGCCTGCCCAGCCAGCCGGCCGTTTGATCCGTCATGCCTCTCGCCGCTGTCAGGGACCGCGCGCGTGGTGCCTGGGCGAGCCACCGGACAAAACGCGGGCTCGTCATCAGCATGGCAACCAGCCTCGGTGACATCATGCCCGCTGCCGTGGCCGCCACGGTGGACGATCCCAACGCACCTCCGGCGACGCCGCCCATGCCGAGCGCCGACATGACGGCATCGGAGACGAACGACCCGCCCGCCGTGTTGGATCTGTTGGCGAAGCGGTCCAGATTCCGCTCGGCCCCGGTGATCCGCACGAGGTCGTCAAGAGCCTCACGAAGACCGGCATAGCGCGACCCGCTGAACATGGCATTGCGAGCGGGGATGGACAGCTTGTTCCAATTCGTGAGGAACGTGCTGGCGCTGAACATGTCGCCTTCGGTTCCGGCCCCGGCCTTCGCCACGCCCATGTTGTTCAGGAACGCAGATGCGAAGGTGTCCCATGACTCTTCGGGCATGGAGGTTCGGATGTTCCACAGCTTCGTGAGGTCCTCGGAACCCCGACCCGCCTGCGTCAAATCCTTGACGGTGCGGAAGATGGACTCTCCCGCCTGATCCGGTTTCAGGATATCGGCGAGCGCGCCGTTCACCCTTTCAATGCCAGTTCGGAAGTAGTCGTTGGCCCTTCGGAATGCGTTCAGTGCATCCGGTCCGGCCTGCTGTGCAAACGCCTCCATGTCGCGTGAGAGACCGGCATAGACCGCCTGCAATTCCGCGCGGTCTATGCCCGGATATGCAACCGGGCTCGACAGGCGACGGCCAACCCACGAGCGCCAGTATTTGGCCTGATCCCATGTCAGCCTGCCTCCTGCGGCGTCGAGGGCATCGGACAATTCCCGGAATGCCGGGTTGGTCAGGGCGCGTCCAAGATCGGGGGCCGTGGCGAACATCGCCTCCGGCGCACCAAGAGCAGCGCGCGTGTTGGAAAGCGCCATCGCCGTATCGGGAAGCCGACTGTCGAGCGCGTCGTAAAGCTGGCCCGAACGTCGCTCGAATTCCGACAGAAACTGTTGACCGCCCTCACGAAGCGCGTCGCCGCCGGTCTGGTACACGGCAGGAACCACCCGGCCCGTGGCTTCGGGTTGACGATACCTGCCACCGAGTTCCGTCACGCGATTGCGGATTGCATCGAGGCGACCTTCGGCGGCGCGGAAGATCGGCCCGGAGGATGGGGGATAGGATGCGAGCGACTGCTCAAGCCGCTGAGACGTGGCCCCACCCGTGATCGCACCCGTGGACGACGGGGGGATGCCCTGTCGCTCATAAGCCGCCAGCGTGTCGGCGGCGCTCAATCCGCTGCCACGATTGCGCAGGCCCGTCACGGCCCTCCCAAGAACGCCCACGGCGGCTTGCCCGAGAGCCTCACCACCCGCGCCCGCAAGCGCGTCCATGCCCGTCTGCACGACCTTCTCGCCGGTCGTGCGGGTGTCCACGGGGGCATATCGCAGGCTGGCATATTCGTCGTACATGGCACCGCCCGCAGCAGCACCCGTACCGCCACCAACGATGGCACCGGGAATCGCACCAACGCCAAGGGCGGGCGCGCCGGCAATGCCACCGCCGATGGCTCCAATCGTTCCACCCGCCATCATCGCCAATTCACGCTCGGCAGACGGAATATCGCCCACGTCCATACCGCTGGGGTTGTAGAGCGTCGGCAGGCCCGTTGACGCGTTGAAGAACACGAAGTTGTCGCCATCGTAGGGGACAGCATCCGGGTAGAACTGCCGGATGGTGGCGAGGCGGTCCGCTGGCGTCATCGCCGCCGCGACCCGCTGCCTCACGCCGATGGGCGCGCCTGTATGCGTGTCGATCCACTTGGGGTCATAGGTGATGTTCTGCGGGATCGTCTGGACCTGTGTCGCCGTGGGGCGGGACGTGACGAATGAAGCCTGGCGCGCGGCGGTCGTTTCCGTCCGGCTCATGCCGGGACCACCGATAAGCGATGCCGCTTCGGTCATGGTGATTTTCTGTGCCATCAGTCTTCTACATACGCTTCGCTGGAGCCGGGGACCGCCCACACACCCTTGCCCTCGGGTGTCGTGCCGATCCGCACCGCGCCCGCCGGGACGCCATCGGGGAGAGGCGCACTCGATTCAGTGGGGAGCGTGTAAGCGCCACCACTCGCGCGGGCGAGGCCACGCATGACGGTGTCGCGGTTGGCCTTCTTTTGCGCCAGAACTTCAGGACTGTCTCCGGGCTGCGGGAAATACTGCGCGCGAGCGTTGGCAAATTCGGCGTCGCTGATGGCAGAGCCCGACTCGCGACGCAGCAAGGCGTTGATGAAATCCTGCTGCGCCTGGAGAACCTGCTGATACTCAGCCGGGATCAGGTAATTACCAACCACCGGGACACCAGAAAGTGACGCATCGGCTTGGCTGAGAGCCGCCTGTTCAAGATTGGAGATAATCTGATTGGCGTCATGGATGCGCTCGGCAAATGTCGCCACCGTGAATTGATCCGGCGTGTACCGTGGAGCGGTGACCTGATCGACGCTGATACCGCCGCTATCGCCCGACTGCGTGACAGTTGTTCCGCCGGATGGCGCGCGATATGCGGACATGTCCGGATTGATGGTCACCGTTTGCCCGGTGAGCGGATCAAACGAAACGCGAGGCGCGGCGAGGCTGTTGTACGCCGCCAGATATTCCGCAGACCCCGGATCATGGTTAGGGTCAAGCAGATAGTTCATAAGCTGGGCGTCCATAGCCGTGCCCTCGAACGGCCCCCCGCCACCTCCACCCGGCATGTCGGCGGTCCCGGCCATGACAAAGCCCTGCGACGTAACCTGCTGCACAGCCGCCGCGTCATTCGTGTCAATGGTGATCGTCGCGCCAGTCTCGGGATTGGTGAAGTTCTGCAAGCTGGGCGTGGTCGGGCCAGCGGGCGCATCCGGCTTGTATTTCGGCGAGGTCGCGATGAGCTTGGGCGTCTTGCCGTCAGCCTCGTAACCCCACGTCTCCACCGTGCCGCCGTTTTCAACGGTCCACTGCACGGGCGTTTCGGCAGGGGCCGCGCCGAGGTTGTTGTCTCGAAGGACCTGCGAAATCGCGCTGTAGGCATTGCTCGCATTCACGTCGTAGGGAAGCGCCTCAAGAGCGGCCCAAGCCGTAGCCCGCTGGTTAGCGTCCATGCCGTCCGTGAAATACTTGAATGAGTCCAGAACCCCGGTTGCATTCGGGTCGCCCTGATCCGCCATCTGCTGCGCCATCGCCAGCGTGTTGGAAAACTCCTGCTGCTGCTGATCGGCCTGAATTGCATTGCGGTTGTCGATCTGCTCGCCAAGGGACGTGCCCTCGCGTGACGCACGAAAGCCCATGCTGGCGATGTCCATGAGCGACAGCGGCTGCTGCTGGCGCATCCCGTCGAGAAGCTCGACAAGGCGGCTCTGATAGGGGTTCTGCGCCGGGGTGCGGACAAGATCAGTGATCGGCATGTGTCAGTACCTCACATCGAAGGTGGGGCGCAGGGCACCGCCGGATGTTGCATACGATCCGGTGGAGGGGGGCGCGCCATTGAGCAGCTTCATCCCGCCGCTGCTGTTGCCTCCGATGGAGGCGAGCAGCTTGCCGATACCCGCTGTGTCGAGATCCGCGTTGTCGGCCAGCAGTGTCAACTGCTCCAAGCCGAGGCTCTGACGATCGTACGACTGATCGTTCAGCCCGGTCTGGATATCAGCGACCTGTCCGTAACCCCCGATTGCGATGTTGTTAGCGTTCAGTGCGGCAGTCAGATAGGTGCGGGCGTTCGTTCGCGCGGCATCCCTCGACGCCTCGCGCTGGCGGATGAACTCGCGCGTGATCGTCTCGTCACGGCGGTCGCTGTTGAACATCCCGACGCCCGACGCGGATCGAACCCGGCTCTCACGGTCGGCATTCGCCAGGTCATAGATGTCCCGCGCAGCGCCACGGTTGATGGCGTTCTGTTCCGCGTCCACCAGCCCCGAGTATTTGCCGAGATCAGGCTGCGACAATGCCTTGGCGATGTCCGCAGACCGCCTCGATGCCTGATCCAGATAGCCTAACGCCTCGGGTTTCTTCGGCGACTGAAGATCGCGAGCGATGCCGATGACGTTGCCAGCGAGGGCAACCGCGTCCATCCATCCGAATGCCATGTCCGTACCCTTATCTAAAGCCCGAGCGGGACACATAGAGCGTGTACCGCCCCAGCGTGTCCGGCCCAAGATCGTCCTGCGTGGAGACGGTGATGCGATGCACCTCGCCATTCGTCCGCAGCGGGAGTTTCGTGTTGATGACGGACGAACCTCCGATGGTGAACGGGATCGTCGCCAGCCCCACGGCCTGCGTACCGCCGGAGACGGGAACGGAGGCCGTGTCGGTACTCTCGGCGTCGTATCCACCTTCGGCGCGAATGCTGTAAGTGATCGCAGCGCCCGCCTCGAAAAGCGGCTTCATGTAAAGCAGCTTCTTCTGGTTCACGTCGGGGCGCTCGCGACCGTCCTTCCTCGCGCCGCCCATCGTCAACCAACCCGTCTGGTATTCCGTCGAATAGACCTCGCCATCGTCGGCATAATCGCCCTTGTCGAAGATGTAGACCTTCCCCCCACCGCCCGCGCATACGAGGTCATCGTTCCTGCGTGCGAGATAGGCGTTCTGGCGACAGAACTTGCCGTCGAAGTCCGTCAGGGACATGGCACCGAACAGGGCCGTGGAATCCTCCTGCATCGAGGCGTAGTTGATGACGTGGAACTGAGATCCCACTTTCAGGATAACCCACGACCTCTGACGGTAGTGGAACAACTGGATGTCCGCCGCCGCCGCGTTGTCGAGTTCGTCGCGAAGCGTTTCATTGATCTGCCCCGTCAATCCCTCGCGCTGAAGCTGCGTCTCCGACTGCGATTGCATGATTGCCTGGATGCCGTCGCGCGATACGAACAGGAGCGCGTTGCCGATGTTCAGAAGCCCGTCAGCGGACACACACCCCTGCGGCATCAGGGACACCGGCTCGAAATCCGGCGTGGTGCCGATGGGGTCGGTCCCCGCGTAGATGTAAACCTGCGACTCGCCCGCCATCACGAAATAACGCTGGAAGGAATCGAGCGTCAGGAGGATGTCGCCCTTGCCCTGCAACGACCCCGTGGCAAAGGTGATGCTGTCAATAGTCCCCGTGGACGAACTCATGTCCTGCGGGTCGTCAATGGCCGAAATGCGAACCTTGCGCTGGTCGCGGGCGTCGATGTGATAGGCCCGTCCGAAGTGCGTATGTATCCACGTCGAGATCGGCATGGCCGACTTCAGGAACACGAGGCTGTCACCCGCGACCTGCCCTGCGACCGTCGAGACGTTAATGTTTGCCGAGACGCTTGTGACATCCGTCACCGCCGCGCGGGTGGTGTTGCTGACGAAATCGCCAACCCTGATCTCGGTACCCGAGAACGTCACGCCCGAGACGGCAATGACCGTCGTGGACGTGCCCGTTCCCGCGATTGCCACGTTGTCGTCCGTGGTGCCATCCGAGATGATGTTGAGTTCCACAAGGTCGATGATCTGATACCGCTCGGCAGCACTCACGGCGGCCGTGGAGTGGCCCAAACCCGTCGCGGCGGCAGATACCGCCGTTGTAGCCAGACCGGACGCGGAGACGGCTGTGACGAGGCCATAGGCGTCAAGGCCGGGATAGTAGACCAGATCGTTGATCGTGACAGGAGTGCCTGCCGTCCAGTCCGTCACGCTGGCGTCCTTCACGACGTTCGCGTTGGAACCGGACGTGACCTTGCCCGACCGCATCAGGGCAATCAGTTCGTGGAACGTCGTGCCGTCCTTCGTGTAGACGTTGCGGTCCACACCGTTCCAGAACATCAGGTAATTGCCGAACTGCGTCGAGCGGATGCGGCCCGTCGAGGCGAACGAGTGAACGAGCGTGTAGGTCGATCCGTTGTAGGAATAGATATTCCCCGCACCCGAGGCATAGAGCGTCGCCGCGCCGATCTTGTCGATCCATTCGTGCATCCCGGTAAGATTGGGCGTACCCGTCACCGTTGCGCCAAGCTGCTGGATGCCTTCACGTTTCGACGCACCGCCAGCACGGTTGATGTACCGATTACGGAACCGCCCGGCGTAGGACGGCGGAATCTCGCTCTCGGTGAACGAGGTTGCGACGCCCTTGGGGGCGATGTCGTAGGTGATTTCAAACGTGGTCAACGACGCCCCCCCGGATTGATACGGAACACGTCCTCGGTATCGCCGACGAAACGGTTCTGCGCCTCACGGGTCATCCTCTGGTATTCCGCGTAAGCCGTCTGAAACTGCGTCGACTGCTCGCCACCGCTCTCGTCCAGCATGGCCTTGGCGTAGAGGCCCGCCACGAGAAGGTTGCCGGGGAACTTGAGTTCCTTCGCCGTGTCGCTGGTCGTCAACAGTGGCTCGCGCACATAGACCGCGATGTTGAACGTCTGGTTGTTCTGTGTCGTGCCGGGCTGGGGATAGACCTCGATCCGAGGGTTGCCCGATGCGTCAGTGTCGATGAGGCAATACTGAGACGGTCGCCCCGTGGACGATCCCGTCCTGCGAAGGCGGCGGATTTCCTCCACGGTCCGGTTCTGCAATTCACCGGCGGCGTTGTTGAACGAAACCTCGATGAGATTGTGGATCTCCCGCCCCGACACGCGGACGGAATACTGCCTGACGGACGACGACGCGGTGACCGTGACCTCTTCGTAGTACTGCGGCCAGTTGCCGTAGTCGTGGCACTCGGCCAGCACCTCGTTCAGAAGCTGCATCAGCATCCGCGACTGTTTGCCGCTGAAGTCGGTCGTGGGGTCGAGGCCGAGCTTGCGCTGTACCTCGTTGACGACACCGAGAGCCGTCATGCGGTTGGCTGCTGTCATGGATTAGACCTGATACAGAGGGAGCCAGTATTGGGTGCCCGAAACCGTCACCCTGACGAAACGTGACGGAATGGCGGACGTGGATGCGGTCGTCTCCGCCCCGATGATCAGCGTGTTCGCATGGACCGTCCCCGCCGAGACGATGGCCAGGAACGTCGCCGCCGAGCCGTTGACCCGCTGGGCGCTCACGGTGGAGAAGTTGGCGGCCGAACCCGTGAATGCCTGCGCAGACACGGTGGAGAAATTCGCGGCGCTGCCGTTGATCGCCTGTGCCGATACCGTCGCGGCATCGAGCTTGCCCGTGATCGAGGCGGCAGATGCCGTCAGGTCAAGGATGGAGCCCGTCTGTGCGGAGACGGTGGTGATGCCCACCGTGCCCAGCGTCAGGGGCGACGTGACAGACTGCGCCGTGCTGTCGCTGAGATGGAGGAACGAGTCGATCCAGTCCGCGTAGTCGGACGCCTGGGGACGGTCCCCGTTCTCGAAATCGGCCTTGATGGTGACGCGCGATGCAATGGTCATGTGTGCCTACCGGACATAGAAGGTGCAGCCGATTTCCATCGAGCCGACGCCAGGGTCGAACAGGTGCGCCGCCGCGCCGTTGGACGGGACGGGAACGGTGGTCGCGCCGATGAAGATGCCGATGGTCGAACAGGCTTGTGTGGTGAAGCCGTCAGACCTGACCTCAGACGGAGGATGCGGATCGGTGCCGGGGCGAACGAACTCCTGCGGCTGCCGGGTTTCCCACGACTTGCGCTGAACCCATGCGCCATCCCATCGCTTCTTGAGTTGCGAACGATACCGGACCTCGCCGGAATCGTCGTCCACCATCAGGTAATCGCCGATGCGGTGAGTGTTGCGAATGGGCATCAGGTGAGCGCCGCGTACTTCCACGTCGAGCCGACGCGGACATAAAGACGGTTGTTGGAACTATCCACGACGATGTGACCGGAGCCGGTGGACTCATACCCGGTGTCAGTCGGGACGCCCGCAGAGACGTGCGTGATGAGGCCGCCGAAGCCGAAGTTGCCGGGAATCCTGCCGCCGGACACGTCAACGCCAAGGACCATCTGCTTGGCGGAGGTCGTGATCTCACTGGCACCTGTCCGGGTGCTGACACCCGGTTCCTTGCCGTCGTTCAACTGCGCCCCGTCAATCACCACGGTGTCAGCGAACCCGAGGCCATCCGAAAGGATTCGAACGACGGCGAACCCGGTCCCGGAGGTGAACGTGTACCATATCCAGAACTGCCGCCACTTGTTCGTCACCCAGACCGTGCGGGTGGCCTCCTGTGCCGTGGGAGACCCCTGATCCCGCAGGACGAGCTTCATGTAGCCGTCAACGTCGGCGCGCATCCAGAGCGAGAAACAGAGCGTGTTGTTCGCAGCGGAGACGGCAGCGGTGAGTTCGTAGTACGGGGCGGTTGACGCTGCGCTGATTTGCGTGGCACCGGACGATCCGAAGCGATCAGCCTTCCCGCCCGTAGCAGGGAACGTCCCGGTGGTGGTCCAACCGGACGTGAAGTTGTCCGACCGCTTGAGGTAATTCTGGACAAGGCCGATGCCGCCATAGATGCCCAACTGGCTCGCGCCGTCCTTCAGGCCCAGCGCCCAATCGTTGGTGACGATGTAGCCGTTGTGCTTGTGGCCGATGATGGTGGTTTCGCTGCCGCTGGCGGAGCGGTAGGGAATGATCTGGCCCTTCGTGGACGACCCGCCCATGATGATGGTGCCGCCCACTTCATCGCGGATGCCGCCCGCGAGAAGTTCACTGTTGGATGAGTTCTCGAAACGGCAGCCGATGATCTGCGTTCCGGTCGGGCCGCCTCCGACACCGCCCGACTTGAGGCGCAGCCAGTCCACAGTCGCACCCTGAATCGACGTGTCAATGAGACGACAACCCGCGCCCTCTACAAGATCGCAGGTGATCGTACCGCCGCGCCAGTCGCCGCCGACGAACAGGTTGGCGTTGGGATAATCCGTCGATGTCGCGTCCACCTTCACGGCGTTGGTCGTGTTGGAAAACGACACCGTGTTGCGGAACTCATTGAAGTAGGAATAGGACGACGCCCCGCCCGTCTTGAACAACATGCCGATATCGCACTGCGAGACCTCCACGCTGTCCACGACAGACGACCTCATGCTGCCGAGCATTAGGCCGTTGCCCGTCCCGGACGATGCGATCTTGGTCAGGCCGATGTGGCCGATGTAGATGCCACGGCCCGACGTGCCCGCAGACGTTCGGGCAAGGATGTTGCCGGAGTGTGCCGCCTGGATGATCGAGTTTTCCCATCCCTCGCCGATGATGCGATGCGTCCGGCTATAGGTGATCGCGGCCGTCGTCTTGTACGTCCCTATCGGGATGTAGACGTAGTTGCTTGCGTCGAGGGCAGCCTGGAGGGCCACCGTGTCGTCCGTCGCGCCATCGCCCGTCGCGCCGTAGTGCTTGACGTTGAGCGGCGTGACGGAACTGTCGATCAGGTCGCCGAACTGCGCCTGAGTCGGCTTGTCGCCGGTCTCAAAATACGTCTTGAGCGTCGTGGGGGACTTGATCGTCATGCGGCACCAACCGATTGCAGATAGGTGAGAAAAATCGTGTAGAAGGCAGAGTGCTGGGCAGCGGTCATGCTGACGCCGGAATGAGCAATGGCGATCCGCTTGGTCGAAAACGTCGCGTTCTCACGCAGGGGCGAAAAGACGCCCGTGGGCACCGCCGTCGATGCCTCCGTGCTGGAGCCGACGTTCACGCCGTTCTTGTATGTCTCGACGGCACTTGCACCCGAACGGTTGAGAACGGAATGACCAATTGATGTGGTGATACCAGTCACAGTCGTCTGGTTCGTGGAATTGATCCGGCCCGTGAGGGTGTCCGTGCTGGATCGTGTGCGGAGCCTGATCTGCGACGCCGTCGTGCTGCCAAGGTCTCCGAGGTTCTCGGCCACGTTGGTCAATATCCACGCCCCGATGTGTGCGCTGTCCAGCGTGTAGCCGGGCAGAGCGTTCATCGCCACGGCGTTGTCGAGATAGGCCGCCGACCCGTCGCCCGTATAGCCGCGATCTGTCGTGAACGTCGGAGTGCCGCCGACCGTCAGCGTATAGGCCGCCGTGGTCGGGTGCATCCAGTCCAGTCGGGCCGCCTGCGAATCATGCGCGGCCATGACATAGAGGCCCGTCAACTTGCCCCAGACACCCGCAGCCACCAGTGCGTTGATGACACGGGAGATGTCCGCAACGCGCGCCGACGTGGGGAACGTCGTCATTGCGTCGAGCATGGAGGCGACATGGGGGTTGACTGTCACCAGCCGACCCCCAGTGCCTCGCTGGCGGGCGCGAACGCTGCGGCCACCCGATACGCTGCGCCCACTCGCGACGCTCATCAGCAGCCCGCCTGAATGACGTGCAGAGTGGCGGACGGAGTGGCCCCGTCACCCGACACGGTGGAGTTCAGACGGACAGCCATGACCGGGAAGGCGTAGTTGCCATCCCGGTTTGCCGTCTGGCCCGACACGAACGAGTGGTCGAACCATGTCGCAGTCGCGCCGCCGAGAACATCGTGGAAGGTGTGCTGCACCGTGTACGTCGGCGCAGACGTGCCCACAACGACAACGGCAAAGCCGACGCTGAACGGGTTGGCGTAGTGGTTCAGGGGGATAGCGTTGCTGGCGCTAACCCCCGTCACCGTAACCGACGTGACTCGGCTCATGGTGCCCTCCTATCGAGGAATGTAGAGGGTCGTGATGTAGCCCGTCGCGTTGGCCGAAATGCCCGAACCGGCCGCCGAAATCTTGGCGTAGATCGGAACGTTGCCGAGACCGAACCACTTGTCCTTGGCACCGGCCGAACCGTTGGAGGTCGTGATGAGGTAGCGGCCAGCCGCCGAAATCTTGATGCGCGCGAAATAGGTCGCATCGCCGGACGTGCCGATCTCAAACGACGTGTCACCAGCATTGCCCGACACCTGAGACTGCGCCGTCACGAGGTCCAGAACGAAACTGTGGATGTTGCTCGTGATCGCATAGCCTTCGGTATCTTCCGGGAGGCGCGCGATCTGCGTCGCAACCGAGAAACCTCCAGAGACGGAGGCAATCTGCGTCATCAGGGCGTTGCCCAACGAGGTCGTGTGGGGAACGCCGGTATCCTTGCCATGCCGAATCGGCTGGCGGAACGAGGGAGTCGCCATGAGGTTTGTCCTTTGGCTGTGAGGGAAAAGAAGGGGGCGACCCGAAGGCCGCCCCGATCAATCACGCACCCGCAGATGCGTAGGCAGCGCGCCAGTCGGTGACGCCCTGGCTCCAGCGCTTGGAAGCGAGGAACTTCAGGCTCATCGAATCGAACTCCTGATCGCGATCAAGAGACATGGCCCAACGCTCGAACGACACGAGACCGGAGGTCTTCGCATCGGTCAGGCAGAACCACGCATCCGTGTCCGTCAGGTAGTTCCATTCGATCATCTCCACCGCACCGTTCATCGGATTGATGGTGTTGGCGTCGGTGCCGACTTCGCCCGAGGTCTTCAGAATCTTCTGAGCCACGAAACGAAGCTGACGCGGGACGAGGAGGCGGTTCAGCGTGAACTGCTTCTTCTTGTCCTGATCGTCCGTCCATCCGGCCACGTCGATGAACGCCTGCTCCAGAGATGTCTGGGTCAGGTCGGCCGCCGTCGAGGGGATGTTGGACTGCGTGGTGCCGGTCGCCGCGTTGATGTGCGTCGCGGCGAAGAACGCCACGCCATCAGCCGTGGTTTCCGTCGAGAAGCCGTTGTTGAAGACGGCGGCGTGGACGGTCTCTTCCGTCTCCTTCATCGACTCGGCCAGCATCGTCGGGATGCGGTTGATGTAGGAGTACTGATCGTCCGTGTACATCTCCTTGGTCACCGAGGAGCCGAGCGCGTACACGACGTGCGCGAACTCCTTCTGGAAACCCTGGATCGGATCAGCGTAGGCGGCGGTATCGCCCTGATCCTTGATGCCAGCCAGACCCAGGGTGGTGACACCCTGAATCTTCTCGAACGTCTTGTCCGACTTCTGGACGTCGAAGACGCGGCTGTAGACGCTCGGATACGACTTGTAGGCGTCCCCGAACAGTTCGCGGATGCCGGGCCAGAGGAGTTCGGCAAAGTTGCCAGTTGCGACAGTCATTGCATGTCCTCCTTAGACCGGGAACGACTGGCGGAAGACGTGGTTGTTGATCACAACCTCGATCTTCGTCCGCGAGTCGCTCTCGTAGCCGGTGCCCAGTCCGGGTTCCTCGGATCGGGCGATGCCGATGACGCGGAACGGAAGGGTCTGGCTGTTGACAGAGGTCTGAGCGACGAAGGTGGAGGTTTTCATCTCCATCATCGACTGACCCGTCTTGTTGCGGCCCGAGCCGGTCGCCGTGATCTCGCCCAGCATTCCCTGAGCGTCGTTCGGCATACCGGAATCCGCGACGACCTCGTAGACGATCTGGGGGTCGATGTAGACCTCCACATAGCCACGGGTGGACGCCGGAATGTACGGGCCGGTGGAGGGCTGGTTGAAGGTCAGCGGGCGGTTCTTCGTCGCGCTGTAGCAAGCCTTCACGATGCCGAGGATCGGCCCCGCGAGGGTCGAGGAGTGTTCGACCACGCGTCCGCTCGTGAGCGCGACGGCGTGGCCGACGTAGATGGGCTTGGGGTTGTTGTCATCGACGATGTAGGTCGCGCTACGAAAGCGAATCTCACCACCGAGATGCCTGACAGCCTTGAACCCGTTGGGGGAGGCAACCATTGCCTGTTCCTTTCGAGGTTATTTGATACGGGTGATTTCGAGGTTCCCCTTGCGTGTCGTCGCCATGGGTCCAATGTTCTGCATGTTGGACGCGGCTTTCTCGTTGACGCCTGCAAGCTGTTCCTCAGCCTTCTCTCGGAAGTAAGCATCTCGTTCTGCGGCGGTCTCTTCGGGCATCGCCATCGCTACCAGATCTCGATAACCCAACGTTCCATTGGCTCCCCCATGCACGAGGTTGGGATCGTCGTGCGTGACGGGGTGGCCGGTCTCTCTGTTCACGAATGTCCAACCTTCCGCGATCTTCTTGCGGATGTTGGCGGGATCGTGATCCACCCATCGGTACCGGAAGCCGGGGAGCTTCCCGGCAAGGTCCAGCATCCGGGCGGGTGCCCATGACTTGCGGCCCTTCGGCGGGGCAACGGCGATCTCGCCGGCGGAGAGTTCCGCCTCGATCTCGCCACGCCCACGCCCGTGGACCTTGATTCCGTTGTCGGTCGCCAGCTTCCGAAGCTGGTTCCATGTCATGTCTTCGTACATCACAGCCCCTTCGCGTACTTGGCGTATGCATCAGCCGGTTTCATCGCAGGAAACAGCATCCGGGCGACGGCCTGCTGTTCGTTGGTGAGTTTGGTTCCACGGGCCTGGGCGCGACCGCCCTGGCCGTCCAGCACCGCAGCACCTGCGGGCTTCGTCTGCGCCCGGAAGCGCCGGTCAACCTCTTCCAACTTGTCCTCGATGGGACGATCCCGCCACTGGGGATGGACGTAAAGTTCGTTCAACTGAGAGGCAGTCCACGGCTGCCATTCGTTGCCGTCACGCGCGTAGGGGCGCGCCTGCGCCCATTCGCCGATGGCCTCGGCCTCTTCGACGGCAAGGCCGCCGGACGGCTGCTTCGGTTCCTCGGCCTGGCGCACGGGAGGGCGCGTCGAGGTGGCCTGCAATTCGGTAAGTTCGCGCTGGATGGCCCATGCCTTGTCGGCATCGCCACGCTCGAAAGCCACCTTGTAATCGCGCTGGAGTTCCTGAAGGCGGCCCGACGTGCGCTGCTGGACCTGACCGACTTCCCAGTTGTCAATCTTGCCCTGAAGGCGGCGCTGGTTTTCGGCCAGTTCGCGCATGACGCTTTCGCTGCGCTTGACCTGACCGTAGAGGCGATTGATGCGGGCCTCGTACTTGCCCCTGATCTCGGGCGGGAGTTCGGTCAGATCGACCTGCTCCCATCCTTCGGGGCGCTCATTCGTGTTGCCCGCCGGTTCATGTTCAGCCGGGGTGGCAATGGTCTCGGTGACCGGCTGCCCGACAGGGGCAACCGTCTCTTCTGTCATTCACACTCTCCAAGGATGTCGTCTTCGTTGCACAGGAAAAAGTCGGCGTCCTTGTCGGGACACTCGACGCCGTTGGCATCCAGCCATGCACCGGCATGAGCGCCGAACAGGACTGTCTTGCCCAAGCTGTTTTTCGTCGTCTCGGAACACTGTTCGCCGATGGCGACAACCACGCCGCGCGCCTTGCTGTGACGCCGCTGGATGTCGTCAGGGATCAGGAGGCTTCCGACTTTCTTGAGCCGGTCCCGTTTCAGCAGGACGCGGCCGAACCATGGGGTAAAGGGTAGTTTCTCCGTCATTGTATCTCTCAAGGCGGGCTGCACTACGCCGCAGCGATGGCGTTCAGTAGGCTCGTGGTCGTCGGCTGGTAGGACAGGCCCAGCACCTGCTGGAGATACTGCGACTCGATGGGCATCAACTGACCCATGTCGCCGATCTTCCCGTCGTTGCCGATCAGGTCGCGGTTGAGCAAATTCTTGTAGTAGTCCTTCGCCTCGTCAGACCGATAGACGCTGTTGTCGCCGTAGAGCGCGTTGGTGGCGATCGCCGTGCGCTGCTGAAGCGATGACATGCCCGGCGACAGGTCGAGGCCGGACGGAATGCCGATCATGCCCGGCCGTGCGAATGCCGTGGCGCGGCTGATGGGGTTTCCGGCAGGGCTGGCGCGGTTCATGCCCAACGCACCGCCTGGAGCGCCGCCCTGCTGCGGGCCATGCCCGTCAGGGGCCTTGGACACTCCCATGTCTCCGGTAAGCGCCTGATAACCCTTCACCGCACCAAGCACGGCCCCAACGCCGGGGATCATGCCCATGCCGGTGGTCAGGACATCCTGCGGAGTGATCCTGTTCAGGAACCCGCCGATGCCGCCGCTCACCGCCCGCACGCCTCCCGAAGCGGCCTGTCCGCCGCTGAAACTCCCGCCCTGTGAAGCGCCGCCGAAACCGGGGCCGGGGCCGAAGAATTCCTCCGCACCCGACTTGGGGTTGGTCGGGCCGGACGGATCGCCCACGACGTAACGCCGCCAGTCAACCGGCCCCTGCATGGCCTCGCCATACTTGGAAAACGCCTTGATGATGGCTGCCATCAACTGCGGCTGATGGTCGATCAGCCCGCGCGGGATGACGATCTCGCCGGGCGTCAGATGGCCAATGGTCGTGTCGCCGTTGCGGCCAGCGCGACCAAGTGTCTGTGCAGTCGTCATGTCATCATCCTCACTGGTCGAGACGCCAGAGTTCCATTGGATCGTTCAGGTAGGCCATCACGTCGGACTGGCCCTTGATGCGGTTGACGCGATCCCAGCCATCGGCAGCGCGGAAGGCGCTGAGATCACATGGGCACCTGTCCCGCAGGCGATCCATTAGCCATTGGGTTACCGGCTGGCGCTGCCATGCCTCGATCTCGTCCTTCTCTACTACGTGCGTCATGCCGAGCGCGCGAACTGGCCGAAGTGTTTGTCGGCAGCCACGGCATAGGCCGCGTTTGCCTCTTCGGCGGTCTCGAAATAGCCCAACCAATGCGTATGATGCTCGGCTTGAATTTGGGCGAAAAACATGCCGTGACGCCGGTCGAAGTACGCCCCCTTGAACCCGGTTGTATTATTGGAGCGCGGGCCAACATTCGCCATGTTCTGGGACTGGGACGCAGAACGTAGGTTCGACCAGCAATTATTCAGGCCGTCGCCGTCGATGTGGTCTACCTGACCATCAGGCCATGCCCCCGTCATCCACAGCCACGCCAAACGATGGGCAAGGTACCATTTGCCGTTGACCCCGATATGACGATAAGGCCCTCCGTTGCGGCAATTTAACTGGCTACCAGCGATTGAACCCGCAAGATGCCGGCCACGCCGTACCCGCCACCGAAACGTGCCGGTCTCTTGTTCATATGCAAGAAGTTCGCGCAGATTGGCCGCCTCAATCATGCCGTAGCCCCCATCGCGGGCTGCGAAGAAGCGCCTTCCATCACATGACCCATATCTGCTTCGGTGAGCCCGTACAGCAGGGCTACATGCTTCTGGATGTGCTGCGTCATCGCCTCCTTGCCGCCGGGCGGGAACCTGTCCGCGTAGGCCGGATCGACAAGGAAGGTTTCGTGCGCCTTCAAATGCTCAAGGTGGTTCTGATCGAGCGCCACGTCGGGCACCTGCGGCTGGCCCGGCATCAGTGCCATCATATTCTCGATCATCGGATCGTCGATCCGCTTCGGCTCCGGTGGCGGCGGCGGGGGCGAGAGTTTCTGGTCCGCGTCGTCCATCTGGATCGTCTCGGCAAACTGCAACGCCGCCTTGTAGATGAACGGCTGGATCGGGGCGGGCATCTGCAACAGCGTCGCGTGATAATTCAGCAGGAAATCGTATTCGACCTGCCCCCGCGTCAATCTCTGCTGTTCCGTTGCCATCTTCGGATCGGCCAGAGGCATGATCTGCAAATCCGCCAGATAGTCCGTCTGCATCACCTGCTGGACTTCCGGCCCCTGAGCGTCAAGGACCGTGAAATACTCCTGCACCGGCAGGTACTTTCCGTTCAGCCGGTAGACCTTCTGAAGCTCCTCGCCCCACGCATCGAACAGACCCTCGTAGACCGAGGAATACTGCTCCATGGCCTGTTCGATCAGCGCCAGAACGGCAGTCGGCTGCATCACCTTCTCGGCAGCGCCGGACACCATTTCCGTGACGGACGACAGACGATCCGACCGCGCCATGATCAGGTTCAGGATTTCCGCCATGGCCTGCGGCGGGCCGGGAAACTTGAACTGGAAGATGCCCCGGTTGAGGTCTTCCACCGATCCGGCGAGTTTCTTGAACTTGCCCAACTCCATCGAGGTTTCACCCCCCTGCGGGGCGACGGCCTGCGACATGAAGCCGGAATGATTGCCGACGTTGGCAAGGGTCGCGCTGTCGAGCATCTGGCGCAGCAGCTTGTTGCACGACTTGTTGATCTCGCCGACAAGGTGGCCCATGCCGAGCCCGTAAAACCCGTCCGGGTTCTCGATGAACGGATAGTGCGTGAAATGCTCCACCGGCTCCGTAGGGTCATCGTCCCAACGGCGCGCGATGCGCAGAACCTTCCGGCCCTCAAGGTCCACCCAGACGATGTAGGGCTTTTCGCCGTCGTCCAGGTCGAGCCAGCGGTGTTGTTCGAGGATCACCGCCTGATCCGATGACGTGTCCTCCGTGCCGCCCTTGGTCAGACCATCGACGCGGTTCGCAGCATCGGCAACGGGACCGTCGTCTCGGGACTCGGCCTTCTTCGGATCTTCGATGAAGAACCCGGCCGCAGCGAGGCGGGCACCCTTGCCCACGGCCATGGGAATGACGTGCGTTTTGCGCTCTAGGTCTTCAATGTCACGCGGACCCGTGCCGTAAGGAACAACGAGGTCGGAAGCGCGGACGTTGACGACCGTGTTCTTTTCCTTGATCGGATCGTAGAACGTCTTCGTGAAGTGCGACCCGTGGACGGAGCAGGACAGCAGCAGACGGCGCTTGTTCTTCTTGTACGAATGATCGCGCGCCAGAAGCTGCCATGACATGTGCTTCGACACACGCTCGGCGCGTTTCCAATCGGCCTCGGAGGCTTTCCCGATGGGGACGGCCTTGATGATGTTCCGGTTCGGGAAGAACGCCTTGTAGGCGCGGGCCGCGAACTGGTTGCAGGCTTCCGCAAGGATCGGCAGGCTTTCCTCCGAGGCCCAATCGTACATGGAGTTCGTCGGCACGTCGTCCTGGTGGTAAAGCCGCATCCACGATGCGTGCATTTCCAGCCATTCGCTGCGAGCGTCGTCGTCAGCCTCGTATTCCTTGATCACCGTCTCGGCTATCTCGCGCAGCCGGTCGGGCTCCATCGTCTCAGCAAGGTTCTCCAATTCGTTCGTGGTCGGCGGGATCGGCGCGCTCATCTGCGGAGCGGCAGGCATCATCCCGCCCTGCATCTGGGGCATTCCACCTTGCATCTGGGGCATTGCGCCCATGTCGGGCGACATCTGCCCCAGCTGCCCCATAGGGGTCATAGGGGGCATCTGTGGATCGTTAGGAAATGCCATACTCAACCCCAAAATCGGCCTTGTTCGGCCTCATTTTCGACCAGATATGCGGGATCACGCCGTCGCCATGGACCTCAAGCTCGATGGCGTTGCCGCCAACGGCCATTTCGGCCAGTTTCTCGAAATCCTGGGCCTGTGCGATCAGTTCCGGGGTCGTCCAGAAGGCCCGACCGTTGATTTTCACGTCGATGGGCCGCTTTCCGTCACCCTCGAACGTGTATTCGTCGCCCGGCTTCGACTGGAAGCACGAGTCGTAGCCGTAGAGGTCGAAAATCGCGAACCCGAGGGCGTTCAGCATCGAAATGCCCCGCGTGGCGGAGGTCGACCCGCCGACAACAAGGCTCTTTCCGGCCAGAAGGTTGGCCTCACCAGCCCCAACAAGGGCGTGGTAGAGGACGATCTTCGATCCGCGCTCCTGTAGCCGGTCCAGCGTCGCCGGATGCACCTGAGAGGCTACGAAATAGGTCACGTCGGGGTGCGGATCAGACACGAAGTCCAGCACATGCGGGCGCGGGTCGAGCAGGATGCAGCCGAACGGAACCACGCCGTTGGCAATCAACCAGTCGTGCGAGGTCTTGACGCAGAAAACATAGGCTCCGGCGTCCTGACGCGCCTTGATTTCGGCCACATGCAACTTGAACGTCGGGCCGCCGGACACCACCACGGCCTCGCGACCGTGGCGACGGCAGGCTTGCATCTCCGGCAGCCCCCTTGACAGCGCCGACGAAACATGAGCGAGGATCACGCCGTCATCGACGCTGTTTTTCGTCTTGACAACCAGCTTCTTCGTCACGGCGATGGGCGGATTGAACCCCACCGTCGCCATGTGAACGCGCCCGCCGGTCACCACGGGATCGCCTACGGGCAGAATGAACCAGTCAACACCGAGGGTGCCGATGCTCTCCAGCAGGTGGTTGCAGCCGTACTTGTCAACGTCGGGACAGCCCCTGTCGTCTGGCTGGTACAGGTCATCCAAAACGACGAAATCGCACCCCTTCAGGTGTTCATAATCGTTGCGGATCGTCTCGACCGAGTGCCCGCCGTCGATGAACGCCAGCGACGGGCCTTCCATCGCTTCGAGCTTCATCACCTCGGGCAGCGTGTCGTTCGTGTTGCCGCCCCAGAGCGTGAACGTGAACCGCGTGTCCTGTGCCTGGAGGTCGGTCAGGCGGGCGTGAACCTCGTCAATCGTGCAGTGGGCCTTGACGTTCAATTCGGCGGCGTCGGTTTCCGCCGTGGCTTCCTCGAACAGGTCCAGTCCGACGTAATGGACGGGGCCGAACCTCAGAGCCTCGGTCGCCATCTGAACGGCGCGAAGGCCGTTCCATGTTCCGACCTCGATGATGGTGCGGGGCTTGGTCTGCTCGATGATCTGCAAAAGCTGTTCGTAACGGTTCACGCGATCTCTCCATAGGTTTCTCTCTTGGCTACCGGCCCCTTGTGGTGGCGGCAGACCTCTCCAAGCACGGTGTCCGGCCACGGGTGCGGGACATCGCCTGTTTCCTCGACGGTTTCGGCGAGGTTGAAGAACCGAATCCGGCCCCTCAAATCCCACGCCCTTTGAACGACGCCGAACACATAGCTGTCGTGCCACTCGGGCAAACCGAACAGCAGGCCGGACGTGTAGATGCGGCGTATCTCCGACAGGATCTCAGCGCCGTTGTACCGGCCGCTGAACGACATGAACCCACACTCGGGATGGCTCCACTTCCGCCGGCCGATGTACGACCCGACGAAACCTGACGAACAGGAACGGGACCACCATTCCTCCGTGACCGGCGCGAAAAACTCCACGTCGGCGTCGATCCAGACCCAGACATCTTCCGGGGTCAATGGAGGATGGTTCGTGTAGGCAAAGACCTTCTTGGCGAACTTCACCGCCTGGAAACGGTAGTTGAGACCGCCACTCACCAAGCCATGCGCAAAGGGCTTCTCGCCCCAGAGTTTCAGGAACGCCAGCAGGTCCGCATCTTCGCGAAGGTCTCTCGCCTCCACCCAATCGGGTAGATCCTGACCCTCGTGAAAGACCGTCAACGGCTTGTCGCAGAACTCCCGATAGGTATCGAGGAACCGCTTGCCGTAGACCTCATACTGTCTCGTGGAAAACGACGTGCAGACCCGGATCATTGCCAGACCGCCACGATATCCTTGCCGATCCGCGCGGCGATACGAGCACCCCACGACAGCAGCAGAGCCTCGACGGCGTGGTTGGTTTCGCCACGCATCTTGACCTCAACCGCGATCACCGGCCGGCTCTTGCGGATCAGCATTTCTCCGCCGAGCAGAACGTCCGTTTCCATTCCCTGCACGTCGATCTTGACGAAGCCCACGGAGGAAATCGGGTAGTCGTCCAGCTTCATCAGCGGGACCGTGATCCCATCACCCCTTTCCCATGAGCCGGAATTCCCGACCGCAGGACAGGCCATCTCGATCTCGCCGCGGTCGTTACCTAGCGCCACGCGGATTGCCGTTGCCTTGGGTGCGTTGATCCGCAGACAGTCGAAGTTCTCCGGCACCGGCTCGAATGACCAGACCCTCTCGAACGAGCGTGTCAGCCTGCGCGACATGAACCCGATGTGGCCCCCGGCATCGACCGCCGCTGTGAAGTCGGTAACGTAATTCAGCGCCATGCCCATGAGGGTCGGCTGGTAGTCTCCGGCCTCGGCGTATTTCGGGAAGTGCGTGTCGTCCTTCGGAAGCATCCAGCCGTTGACGATCACGGCATCCTCACGCGTTCCTGCAACCACTCCCCGGCGAAGGGGACGTTGCGGTAATCGTCGAACCACGGACCTCCGAGCGTGTAGTGGACCACCTTCGGGTCGATGTCCGGGGACGACCACCCGCAGAGCCAGTTCCACGCTTCCGGCAGCCCGCCGATATCCTCGTCCTTCAGCCAGCCCATGCCGTGAAGCCATGCGCCGGGTTCGGTACTCACCGCGCGGGGCGTGAGGAAACGGTTGGCAGGATGCTCGCAGTTGAACAGCATGAACGACGACCAGTTCTTGCGGCGGTAGGTCTCCTGCCGCTGGCCGTCCATCTTCACGCCCTCTTTCGGCGTGTAATCATGCTTGACGCACATCACCGCGTATTTCGGATCGGCGAGCGCCATCAGTTCCGCGATGTCAGCCCGCCAGAGCATGTCGCAGTCCATGAACAGCGACCAACCCTGATAAAGCGCGAGGATCGGTGACAGGAACCGCGTGAAGGCAAAGTCCGTCGAGAACGGTTTTCGGTCGAGCGTGTCGTAACGTATGCCGTCACGCTCCTGCCAGTCCCGCCCGTAAATCCCGATCTCACGAAGGGTCGTGTCCTTCAGCTTGATCGGGTGGACGGGGATTGACGTATGGCGCAGGAGGGAGTGTTTGCACACGTCCCAGGCTTCTTCTTCTCGACGGTCATACCCGATGTAAACCGGGATCGCTGCTCTCATGTGATCTCCAACACTCTCCGGAAGCCATCTCGTCCAACGTCCATTGCTGGTTGGCGAGGCGGCAAAAAAAATCCCGCCTCATGGGCGGGTTCTCGATGTCTCTCAGGTCGCCCAGCCTTCGGGCCGGGTTCGTCATAATCGCCGGGATGCCCTCGGTCAGAGCATCTATCGCGGCGTTGGAATGGTCGGTCACTAGGCACCACGCGCCCTGCAAAACGTGCGACAGGGGCTCCTTCGATGCCTTCGTGTGGACGACAATCGGCCGGTCTGTGTAGCGCGCCAGCGTCATGGAAACGGCGTCGAGCCAGCCCACCAGATCGTGGGCCAGTTCGGCAAATTGCGAGGGCGGCACGATGACGATGTGATCGCCCGTCGTGCGCCAGTCCTTCAACGTCACGTTCAGCTTGCGGAACCGCTCGTCGTCCGTGTCGGGCTCCGAAGATATCCAGAACCCGTCCCTTACGACGCGGTAGTACCTGCCCCGGTCAAAGGCCCCATGGTCGATGTACCAGAAGGCGTCCGCTGCCTTCATGGCCGCCATACAACCCCGCAGAACACCGTAGCATGAGATCCGATCGCCCCCCGCCCCGACGGGGGCCAAACGACCCCCGCAGCCCTTCGCGAAGAAGGACATCACCATCTGTGAATTGGGATGCCGGGTGTAGAGGCTAACGGGTGGCGTAGGGGTCGCTCGATCTTCCGCCACGTTTCGCCTCTCTCATCTCATTGCCGTGCGCAGCCATGTAGCGGTCCAATTCCGTCGTCATGAACGGACGGGACCGGAGCGCGTACGACACATCGTCGAATACATGGTCCTCCTGCGACGAATCCGGCCCCTTCTCGGGGTTCGTCCCGTCGAGGATCAGCGTCGGCACCGTACGCCAGAAGTGCGTACAATCGGCCGTCGCGTAGAACATCGGCGCATCGCCGTCCCTGCCATCTGTCAGGTAATTCTCCGAACCTGCCAAACGGCACAGGATTTCGTTGTAATTCTGCTCCCGCGACTTCTTCGCCGGGGTCAACTGCAACCGCCCCTCGGTTGCTTCCATCATGTTGTGCGCAATCGAGATGCCGTCGTGAACGGCCCACATGGCCGTGTCGCCGATGCGGTAGTCAATCGGCGGTTCCCCACGTTCCTTCTCGATCTCCAGAATACGCTTGGCGACGGTTCTGGAATCCAGCCTTGCACCCTGGTCCGCGTTACCGTTCCAGCCGTACCATTCGGCGTAACGGATCACCGCACCCGGAGGCAGCCACCGCTCGGGCCACGCCTCCTTGCCCTCCAGAATCCCCCCATCGGATACCGTGTACCAGCCCACCGAAAACGGTTTGGCCGTGCCCCAATCGAGAGACATGAACCGCGTCCAGTGCCTCGGAGGCGTGAAGGGGCGCAGCATGTGCTTTTCACGGGCCAGCGTGTGAAGCGCCTGCCCGACAACCGCATCCCAATCGCCGTCCCTCAGAGCCCGTGCAAGCTCTGGCGGAAGACCGGCAAGAGAAGCGCCGTAGTCGGAATCAATGAACTTGTTGTCCTTCATCCGCGCCGGGATGTAGATCGACAACCTGCCCGGATCGTTCGGGTCGCGCGGATCGCGGTATCGCTGATTGCGGAACTCCACCCCCTCCTCGGCAGGCTCCACGAAACACTGTTTCAAAAACTGATGCCCCGGACCACCGGGATTGGACGAGAACACCGCCCTCGGCAGCATGTGCCGCAATTCCTCCGCCACCTTCTCGGCAAACCCGCCAAGACGGTTTCGGCCGACCAGATAATTCAACTGGTACTCCGTCAGGTGCCCCGCCTCATCCACCAGCAGGACGTGGATCTCGGCACCCTGATACCGCTCAACGTCATGCTCCTTCTCGCAATAACAGAGCCGGATCGTTGAGCCGTTCTTGAACTCGAACGTCTTGCGCGTCTCGTTGTATCCGACGTGCCCATGGAGAGGGCTCAGGCTGTCCTTCAACTGACGGACGTGGTTGTCTTCCAGCTCGCCCAAAGTCCGGCGGAAGAGGTAGACCTGGATGCCAGGAACCTGCAAGGCCCACGATATCGCCTCCCATCTCAGCGCATGGGACTTCCCGCCCCCAACAGCACCCCCGTAGAGGATCAGCCTCGCCGGAGTGGCATGAAGCAGCGCCTGCCGCGGTTGGGGCGTGTAGTCGAGACTGACGGCTTGCACCTACTGCCCCGCCTCCGCGTCGTTGCCCGACAGCAGACCGGCCCCGACCGCCACGGGAGGCAGGAGGCCATAGCGCCGGAGGATTTCAATGAGCTTGTCGTCAAAGACAACGTAGTTGCGGGAGCCGTCGCCTGCGCCACGGGAACCGGCGTCAAGGTACTTGATGCCGGGAACGCCTGCGTCTCGCAACGCGGCGGCCACCTCCTCCGGTTTCACATTCAAGTTACGCTTGGCAATATCTGCCCCACGCCAATCCGGCCCAAACACGCGCTTTACATCGACGCTTCCGGTGATCTTTCCGCGAAGCATTGCGATCTGCTTCTGCCAATCAGCGTTATTGCTCATCCCCACCATGGCGTTGAGGGCTTCGTCGACCGTCGCGCCGTCGCGCATAAGAGTCCCGAGCCTAACAGGCACCATGCCAGTCGCACCGTGAGACCGCGCCAGATCAATGACACGCTCGCCGCCTATCGTCGCGGATCCGCTGCCCATTCTGTCCTCAAGCTGAGTCAACACATCCGCAACGCGCTGCGACTGCTCACTCAGCGGCTTGTCCCAATCGAGGAAGTCGTCGGGGTTGGCGTTGATGCGGACTTCGTACATGGAGCCCTTTTCACGCAGCCGCACCCCGAGCCTGTCAAGCACCGTTCGGACGCTTTCGTAACCGGGGAAGTTTGCCGCACCGTCACCGTCTCGGACCACGGTTGACCACATTCCAGCGGCGTCGTTTGCCTCAAGGATATCCAGCCCGTCTTTCCGGGCCTGCTCCATCACCTCGTTGGATATTGTATTTGACGAAATCGCGAGGCCGCGCTTGTCCACCCATTCGGCCCCGGCAATGCGGTCGCGGTAGCCTCGCGCCACCCCCTCATTCTCAGCGAAGTACAAGCCATGCCCGTAAGCCTGCGCGCCCTCGCCCGTGCCGATACGCGACATGTCGAACGCATCGAACGTGTGCGGCGAGCCGTGGAACGCCCGGATGCCCTTCGCCACATCCCCAACCGTCCCCATCACGCCGAAGCCGGGCCCGACAGGGCTCTCGGCCAACGCCTGCGCGTATTCAGGCGACAGACCGCCGAATTGGTCCTGCACCCCCTGCAACCGCATCAACTCCTGCGAAACCGTGTTCATCCCGAACCAGCCCGAACCCTGCCCCTTCCCGACAAGGCCGTTCCAATAGTCGTCGTAGAACGACAGCACCGGATCGACAGGAGCCGCCATGCTCTCCTGCATCGGCCCCCTGTCCGACTGCCGAGCCTCGTAAGGCCCAGGGCCGCCAGAACGCAACGGCCCAGCCTGACGCAGCGTCTCCGCAATCCGCCGAGACCGCATGTGCTCCCGCAACATCGCTTGTGGAAGGGACATATCAGCAACCTTTGGGCGGTTTTTCTACTAGCGGTAGGTAAAACACGGCGTTTCAACGCACCGCAGAGCCCGAGGCAGCAACCTTGGGTTGGTTTATTTCCAGATCGGCAAAGGTCGGTGAACCTTCGGGCGCGGTTGGGCGTGTACGTTCGCGCTCTCACAAAGGCCGGCGCCGAACACCAAGGCCACCCCCTCGCCGTTCCCCTTCCGTGCGCTCAAAGTCGCATAACATGCATTATGGAAACTAGGTTATTCAATGATATCATGTACTTAACTGACAGTGCGCCTGTTTCGTGCGTTTCGGGGCAATGGTCGGCTAGTGGTATAGTGCATGTCAGGAAACTCGCAGCCGTGGCACGGCGGGCGGGCGGCCGGTGGCGCGCGTCTATTCCCCCTTCTTCGTGTCATGCGGAAGCGTAGGCACGTCGCCAGCCATTGAGGTCGGCATCCACCTCGCCAGGGCTTCCAGCGTCAGCCTATAAAGATGCTGATTGCCGGGCGGCGCGGCGGGCTTCGCGTTCCTCTGGTGTCATGCGTTCACCGTTGCGTTGGGTCTCACGGCCCAGTGGCTTTCCACGGCTACGTCGAGGTCGTTGGGCCATGTCAGTCGGGCTATCGTCTCTGCGGCTTGCAGGGGATACCACGATGCTAGGTCGGCGTCGGCGATCCATGCCTGCTTGTCGGCGTACCAGTAGACCGTGCCGGCCTGTGTGGCCTTGGTGATGACGGCGGTCACAGTGTCTCGCCCTCCATGATCGTGGCCATATCGGCCATGTTGCGGGGCACGTTGATGTGGACCACGAGAGTCGGGCCTCCGCTGCCTGAGCCGCCGCCGAATTCCTCACGGGTGCCGGGGTGCTTCTCCAACAGCCATTGGGCTGCCCTTGCGTCGCCCCTGTCTGCCGCTGCCACGACGTTACCGACCTGGGACCGGCCGAATGCGGCACATGCCTCCCTCACGGCTGTGTCGAGATCCGCGTCAGCGTCCCGCCAGTGTTTGAACGCCGAGGGCGTCATGCCGATACCCGCCGCTGCCTGGCTCAGTGTCGCGCCGGCCTCAAGCAGCTTCACCACGTCAATCGCGGCGGCGTCCGACCGTCCATGATGCCGTGCGAGCGGCGGTGTCTGGCGAGGGGTTGCGGCCAATGCAAGTTGCAACCGTCCCGATGGGGTGTCGGCAACCCTTGTCCACCCCTCGCGTTTGACGCGCTTGTCGATGGCCTGCCGGGTCACGTCACATGCCCTTGATATGGCCGACGGTGTCTCGCCTTGACGATACCGGCGCTCGATGTCCTGCCAATCTACGCCGGGTTTGGTTGGTTGTGGCATGTGGGTTTCCGAGCCTCGGAGCCTGTCACCGCTCTGGGCTGTGTGGTTGTAGCGGGCCGCTCGGGCTCGGATGGAATGCAAAGCGCCCCGCTCCGGTGTGGAACGAGGCGCGGTGTTCCCGTTGGGGAATGTCAGGTCAGGTTGTGGCCGGGCTGGGGGCCGATGTTCCCGAGGGGGAATGACGTGGTGGCCGGGCGCTATTCCCGGTCATTCTTGCGCCTTTTCACCCAAAATCTGGATGATTGTGTCCATCTTGGAGTTTAACGCCTTTACCTGTTTGGCGTTATCCCCAGCGACCTGAAGTGCTTCGTTTGCCTGATAGACAGATACAGAAGCCGCCTGCATTCCACCGTCGAACCTGTCGCCCGCATAAGAAAGAAGCCCCAAAAGTATTCCAATACCAGTGACGACTGTTGCCAACGCCAGCCCAAGAAAGCCCCACAGGGAGGGAATCCGGCTCACGTCGGATTGCAGCGTGTCCAACTTCGATATTACCTCGTTAAAACGAGCATCGTTCTTGGCGCTAACGCCCTCGATCTTGGCGTCCACATACTCTCGCATTGTGACGCTAGCCGCTTCACTCTTGGGTGGCTCTGTCATCGCCTTCTCTTCCGGACGGCGCGGGCGGCGTATCCTGGACGACACAAGCCCGCGGTTTTTTTCATATGGTGAGTAAACTCAGCCTAGCGCAAGAATGGTTGCGTCAGCGCGACGCGGCGCTGGCCATTGCCTCCAATGCTGAGGCGCGCGCCTTGGCAAGCGAAGCCAACAATGCGGCTTGGGCCGCCGCTGAACGAGCACGAGAGGCCAACGAGATCAGCGAGAAAATGTTGAAAAGGAGCACGATCACAACGGCTGCCGCGATCATCGTTATCGCAATATCAATCATTGCTCTGTTCCGATGATTTTGGTGATCGTCGCTTCGGAGTGACGGGCAGCTTGTGAGGCTTCGGTGGCGTCCGCAGCATCGTCTTGATGGTGCGCTTGAACGCCTCGTCATAGAATATCTCAATCAACTACTTGGCCAGTTCATTGGCTATCTGGGTTCTGAAAACATGCAATGGCGCGCAACACGATTTCACCAGCTATGTCGCGAGCCTCGCGTTCAGTCAGAAATAACCCGTCTCCGTGCACGTCAGAAAAGCGCTCCATGAGCACCGCCTTTGCGGCAGCCCCCAATCGCCCATCCGTTATTGCGCTGGCCTGCCCGCCCTCAGATGGGGAGGTGTCGTGCTTTGTCAAGTATACAACTCCCTAGTGGTTGGGCATGTGAAGTGATACATCGCCCGCCCATCTCGTCACGCCATCAGGCGCAATACAAACCATTGCCGCGCAGACTACCCGAGATTTTCTCGACGCGCAAGGCATGTCTCGCGCTTCGTGTCAACAGCCGTAAAAATCCGCCAGTTCGTCCAGCGCCTCTCTCAGCCTCTCGGAGACGTAGGCCGTGGACTGCGGCCAGTGCTTCAGCTCGTGGTTGTCGATGATGACACCCCATGCCAGAGACGCGCCCCGGCCCGTCATTGCATCGTAAGCCTTGCGGAAGCGTTCTTTTGCCGCCCGGCGGCGTTCTGGCTCGGCTTCGCTCGAAGCGGCCACAGCGCCCCCGTAGGACGAGCATACAGCCACCCCCATGCCTGCCCGCTCGTAGTCCGTGGCCCAACTCTCGGCAGCATCAAACTGGCCGGGCGTGATCGTGCCGCGCTTGTAAAGCCGGGTGATGACATCCGGGCCTTTCAGGGCGGTGAACGTCTCAATGGTGCCCTTTCGCCCGTCGTGCATGAACACCGGCTTGCGATCCAGGCCGTCCGAATGGCCAAACCGGATCTCTGCCGGGTCGAAGGCGCGCTCGGGCTTACTCATGGGGTGGCTCCGGTAGGGGCTTCCAATAATTGACGCGGTCTTCGGCCCATTCAGTCTCAGCCTCGGACCATGGATAAGGTTGCCACCCGGTCCAGCAGACCACGCGATACTCCCAGCCGCGGCCGTTGTCGTAGCACCCCAGAACATACGTCCCATCCCTCGGTGCCGTCTCAATCGGTTGCCAGTCAGCCATTGTCCTGCCCCTCCGGGAGTGTGCGGGCGTAGCGGATGGCGGCGGCAAGAAGTGCGTGAGATTTGGACGTCAGCGTTCGGCATATTTCGATGTCGCCCAACTTCGCCCGAGACAAACCCATTCCCGCCGCATTGTACTCCACAGCAGCCCGCTTCAGGGCGTCGAGGGCGGTGTCGTCGTGGTGCGTCATGCTGCCGCCGGGCCGGGCATGTTGCGCAGCACATCGGCCGCGCGCTTGAAGCCGTCTGCCATGCGTTTGCGCTCGTCTCCGGTGGGCTGATACCTCCGGGGCGTTTCATCGCATCCAGCGGCCAGTTTTTCGGCCCTGGCGAGCATGGATTTGCGTTCGTCGAGCAGCGGCTGGGCAACGGCCAGAAGATCCGCCGGAGCAGGCCAGAACGGCGACGTGGCAAGGTGCCGATCCTTCGTCGTCCACAGAATGTCCGCCGGAACCTCACGCAGCAGCCGCGCATAGCCGTCGAGCAGCAGCGGCAACCCGTCCTTGCCCGGCGCGTTCCTGCCATGAAGGCGCAGCTCCATCAGCGCCTGCATGATCTGGTCCATGGTGGCCGGGATCAGCGATGCCTTCAGCGCGCCAACCGCCGCCCGTGCCGATTCCCGTTCCGCCGGAGACAACGTGCGCGGCGCTTCCCAGCGCGTCGGAATCCCCTCGACGTAGCCGGTGTTAGCCGCCAGCAGCAAGCGCGCCTGCGGCGTCAGCGAAAGCGGTGAGACTGTCGTCAGTGCGTTTGCCATTGAGGAACCTCTCCGTCCAGGCTTTGGGGTCAACGGGGCTCATGCGCTCACAGTCGGCGGCAGCGGCCACCACGGCGGTATTGCCGTGATCGCGCGCCAGCTTGCCCAGCCACGAGCGCAGCGTGTCGGACTTGTTGCCGGTCGCCCGGCCGTAGTAGCCAAGCACGGCACCCCACAGCAGCTTGCCGATGGCGTCGTCAGTTTTGGCGTGGGGTCGTTGCAGGGCAATCGAAAGATCGAACACGGAGTCGTCGGGCGGCGCGATAGCGACGCTAGACCCGATAGGGTCTGTCTTCTCCCTTCCCTGTTCCCTTCCCTTCCCTTCCGGGTGTGACTGATCAGTGATTTGTGTGTGAGACTTCACGTCGGGTTCCCAGACAAGTACCAAGTCCTTGATTTTGCTTGGTGTTCGGCGGTTGATCCGTTGGTGATCAAGAAACTTGACGATGTGCCCGTAGGTCTTGCCGTCCTCACCCTGCGCCACCTGTATGAAACCGATGTCGGACAGTTGGGCGAGGCTGACGTGAACGCTCACTGAGGGATCACGGAGCGGGCAGCACTCGGCCTGAACGAGTTTCGGGTTGGCGTTGAAGAACCCTTCATCGTCGGCGTAATTCAGGAGTGCGGCGGCTAGCATGTGCGTCGCCTCCGGTAGCGCAGAGAGTTCTTCGTGCCTCCAGAACCCGGGCTTGATGGTTCGGATTCTGCTCACCGCGCGGCCATCCTGTTCGGCATGGCGATCTCCACCGGGCCGGGAAGCCGTGTAGCACATAGCGCGGGAGGGCGGCGGATCACAGGTGCGTTGACAGGGGCCGGGCGGCGCATCCACAGCGGCGTTCCATCCGGCACCTCCGGCGGTGCGATAAACGTTGGATCGTGGTTGAACGTGACGTTGTAGACGTAGCCGCTAGCCGTGGGCACCTCGATCCGCTCGGGCACCGGAGGAAAGACCGCCATGATGCTGGGCTTGCCTTCGTCGAATTGCGCGATCCAGGTCATAACCGCCTTGTCGTAGGACTTGCGGCGGTTGATGTTGCGGACGCCCGAGATGATCGTCGTGTGATCCCGCCCCATGTTTCTGGCGATGGATGACAGAGACATGCCGTAGCGATCATGGGCGAACCAGTACAGCACTTGTCGGGGCCGGGAGATCGCGTGATGCCGACCGTTGCCGCGCAGCGCGCTGTCGGTCAGTTCCCATACCTCGCAGGCGTGGGCCAGCAGGGCTTTCATTCCGTGTTGCATCGTCCCTCCGTGATGCTCTGGGGCTTCATGCGACCGCCGACGATGGCGCGCTCGTGGTCGTCACTGTGCTGCGAGGATGGCGCGGCCGATGAGTTCGGGGATCTGGGGGACGACGGTGTTTCCGAGAGAGCGCAATCGGTCCACCCGTCCGGGTAGCCCATCATCCACTCGACAAATCGGGGATTGGGGTAGCTCGGAAATCCGAATAGCCGGCGTAGTTTCACGCTCAAACTGTCGAAGCGCTTCGTATCCGAGTGGTACGTGATCGCGTCCGATGCCGTGGGAGTAGGCAACAATCCAGATGCGTTCTCGCCTGTGAGGTGCGCCAATGGCGCTAGCCGGAATGCAGAACCATTCCGCATCCATCCCCACTTCGGCCAAGTCTCTGAGAACGTGTCCAAGTCCGCGAAAAGTGAGGGCTCCGACATTTTCCATGACAACGTATCGCGGTCCAATATCGCGAATGAGGCGATGGAACTCTCGCCATAACCCGCTCCGCTCTCCGCCAAGCCCAGCACCCTTTCCGGCGGCACTAACGTCCTGGCAGGGGAACCCGCCGCATATGACATCTGCGTCGATGGCCCCAAGATCTCGCACGTCGTCATGGCAGGGCACGTCGGGCCAGTGCTTGGCGAGGACGCGCCGGCAGTAGGGGTCGATTTCGCAGAACGCGACGGTGCGGAAACCTCCGGTGCGCTCAAGGCCGAGGCTGAATCCGCCGATGCCTGAGAAGAGGTCGAGGACGCGGAGCATAGGGTTTCCTCCCTATCGTTGATCGGCGTGAACCGGCCCTCCCTCAGCCCCTTCTCACGCAACAGGCGGATGGCGAGCTTGTAGGAGTCGAAGCTGTCGCGGGCGGCGTCGTAGGTCACAGCATGGCCTCCTGCTTCATCTGGCTGGCGAACCAGTACAGCACTTGTCGGGGCCGGGAGATCGCGTGATGCCGACCGTTGCCGCGCAGCGCGCTGTCGGTCAGTTCCCATACCTCGCAGGCGTGGGCCAGCAGGGCTTTCATTCCGTGTTGCATCGTCCCTCCGTGATGCTCTGGGGCTTCATGCGACGGCAAACGATGGTTCGATGGTGAATAGGTCATTGGTAACGGAAACCGGGGCGTGGGCCGTTTCCAGGTTCATCGCCGCTTGCTTGAAATACGACGGCTTCAGCTCGACGCCGATGCCCTTTCTTCCGGCGCAGACTGCCCCGTAGACCTCGCTGCCAACTCCCATGAACGGCGTGAACACCTTTTCACCGGCCAGAGACCTCAACAACACAACGCGGTCGATGACGTCGAGCTGGAGAGGGTGGACGTGTTTTTCGTCATCGGGGTCTTTGCTGTCCTTGAAGGGAAGAACTCGGCCCATGCGGATATCATCCCAAACGGACGACGCGTAGTGTCTCCAGATCCATTGCGAAAACTTGTTTTCGATCTGGTTGCCGTCCCATCCCCGATATTTCAGGATGTTTGCGGGGATGGGTTCCTCTCCGGCGTATTCCATGAGCCCATGCTCATGGTTGATCGGGATGGGGTTCCCGCCGGACTTGCGAAAAATCAGCATGTAGTCGGCAGAAGCGACGCCGCCGTACGCCGCGTCGTCGATGATGGTCCGATGCGACAGGTTATGCGTCATTGTACGGTTGCGCACCCAGAGGGGTTCTTTCCAGATCTGGTGCCGCGCGATGTAGTCGAACCCGCATTCGGCATGGAGTTTGATGATGTCGCCGGGGAAGTCGATCAGGTGATCCTTACCGCTGTTCGACGTCGGGATATCCGTGCAATGGACCGCCGTGATCCTCCCCGGAATGGTGATGCGGTTGAGTTCCTCGACACAGAAACGATAGTGATCGAAGAACTCGCCATAGTCGGAACTGTTCGACATATCCCGATCATTACTGCTGTAGTTATAGAGCCCGCCGAACGGCGGCGAATAGACGGACAGGTGCATGCAGGCGTCGGGCATTTCGCCCATGACCTCGATGCAATCTCCGTTGTAGATGGCGTAGGTATCGGTGACGATCTGGTCGATTACAGCCATGACGGCATTTCCTCCCGATGCGGAAAATTGGTGGTCTTGGACAGACCTAGCGAATGGTTCATTTCCCTGACAAGGTTGGCGAACATGACGCCCGCCTTGTCGGCCTTCTTGGACAAGTTTTCCATGACCCGTCGCTCACCTTCGGTCATCACGATGTCAACGACGACCTCGTGTTTCTGGCCGAACCGCCAGCATCGCCGAACCGCCTGATAGTAAGCTTCGTAGGAGTGCGACGGGAAATAGACGACATGGGCACAGTGTTGCCAGTTGAGCTGCCACGCTCCGATCCGGGGCTTGGTAATCATCACGCGAGCGGTGCCACTGCTGAACGCCTCGAACTTGGTTTCTTTGGCATCGTCGCTATCGGACCCGCTCACCTGGACCGCGCCGGGGATCAGCTTTTCCAGCAGGTCACCCTCGTCATTCATGTGGCACCATATGACGGCCGGCCGATTGTGGTTGACCAGTGCGGCGGCGTGTTCGCACCTATCTTCCAACGTCCGTCGTCGTTCTTGCCGTTGTTCGTGTAGGTTCACGGCGGCGAGGGTGAACAGCATCCCCTCGGGGGCCTGTTTGATGTCCACCATGTCGCGGTTTTCAATCAGCGCCGGGAGGGTGAACCCGTCATCGGCAAACCCCAGGTCGGACGGGCTGCGACATGCCCGAGCCCATGATGTAACCCACCGCCAGAACGGCGTTTCCGAATGACCCTTGAACCGCCATTTGGGGGCCTCGCCATAAAACCGCTTGGTGGCGACATTGCCCTGATCGTTCTTGAAAAACCTGGTCAGCATATCAACGTGGCCAAGATAGCCTAGAGCTTCGCTCGACGTGCCGAGTTCGGTGTAATCGTTCGGCGCGGCGGTTGCTGTAGCGAGTAAGCGATATTGAGTTTTCCGCATGAAGTCCGTGATTTCCTGTTTCCTCTTGCCGTCGAAGGATTTCAGGATCGAACTTTCGTCGCAGACAACCCCACCAAAGTCTTGGGGCGAAAAATGGTGCAGTCGCTCGTAATTCGTAACGGTCAGCCGGGCAGGGATCGCACCCTCGCGGGATCGGGCACATTCGATGCCGAACTTCGCGGCCTCTCCGATGGTCTGAGCGGACACGGCCAGCGGCGTAATTATGAGGGTAGGCTTGCCGGTGTGCTGCGCGATGTTCTCGGCCCAAACCAACTCCATGAATGTCTTGCCGAGCCCGCAGTCAGCAAAGATCGCCGCGCGGCCCTTTTTCACAGACCATTCGACAAGATGTTTCTGAAATCCAAACAGGTTGTCGGGCATGAACCCCGGAGCAAAACCCTCATTTGCTCCCGAGTTGAGGCGATTTGATAGAAAGTCCTGATAGCTCATATTTCCCTCCACATCAGAACTGCGAACCGCCCGTGTCCCGTGCCCTCGAACGCCGGCACCAGGGCATCCATGGTGAGGTGCCAACCCTCGGCCAGTGCGACCAGCCAGCGGTCGAGCGGGCAGCACCAGAGGTCCTGGGCGGTCATGCTCTCTCCATCCATCATGCCGCGCTCCGGAAATCAGGCATCCAGCCGTCAAAGCTGATCCGCCCCGAGTGCCCGTTCAGCCGCTGCTTGCGCATGTCGGCGAGTTGGGCTTTCAGTTCCTTGCGGATGTCCTCCCGGTCGTGCTTCTTGAGCAGGGTTGGACACTCGGCAGCGAGCTTGAGATTGCGGTAGTTCTGTTCGCCGATGTGGCCCTTGATCCACTCCCCATGAAGGACGGGATCGTCGCCGAATTTCAGGTGACAGGATGCGCAGTGGGCGGCCGCGTTCATCGGTGCCCAGCGGGTCGCGTTGTACCTTCGGCTGATGTGGTGCGAGCAGTGCAGCGCCATCCGCTCGCCGGGGGGAAAGTACCGCCCGCAGGCTTCACAGGTGTAATTCGCCCGCTCGCGCACGAGGTCGGAGAACAGGGCGTCCTCGATGGATCGCTTTACCGCCATCAGGCTGCCGCCGAAGGGGTTTGCCAATCCCGCAGGTCAGACGCCCGCAGGGTGCCGCCCGCCGCATCCAGGAGACCAATGAGGCGGTCCCAATCCTTCGCGGCGAGCTTGTCGAGCAGGAAGTCGCAGACGGCGATCTTGGCGCGCTCGCGGGCTTCCTTGGCCTCCCTGTCACGCTCCGCCGCCTCGCGTTTCATGTGTTCGCGGTCGAGGGCCTTGTCGGGGTCGGAGGGGGCGAGGGCGCGGCGCACGGTCTGGTGGCTCAAGCCGGTTTCCTTGGCGATCTTTGTTGTTATTGCCTTGGGGCGGCCGACTGGTCGTGTGGGCAATTGTTTCTCAAAATGGAAAACAATTGCAGCCGCCTCCCGTTCCGCCAACAGTTCGGCATAGCGCCGAATGTGTTCGTCGCGCTCATCTTTCGTGAGACCGACGCGGTGCAGGTTCTCGGCGATCTCCCACAACTGCGCTTCGATGTCGTCAGCCGAGATCAGATAACCGTCGATGTGCGTCCAGCCGAGACGCCGCGCGGCTTCCAGGCGGTTGCGGCCGGCGATCAGGACGGGAACGTGCCAGACCTCCTCGCCGTCAATCTCCACCTTATCCACCATCCGAACGGATATGGGCGTATGAAGGCCGATATCGCTCATGGATGCAGCCAACGCCGCGACCCGCTCGTCATCCCCAACAGGACGCATACGACGGCCGACATGGATGCTGTCCAGACTGAAGGATTGCAGGTCGCGGCGGGCCATTTACCAAGCCTCCATGGCGGGAATGGGGGCACCTACGTCGATCTTCACAGTCCGCACACGACGGTCGGCCTTGAACGCATTCCACGCCAGAATGATGGCGCTCAAAATAGCCGTATGGCTGGCTGGACCGCTCAGATTGCGGAACGACCCATCCCGGAAGAACTCGCGCAAGACGTATCGGGCGTCACCGCGCTTGGTCAGGCCGAGGCCCGTGCGGACGACCTCGAAGAAGTCGGCAACCGCCGCGTCGGGCGCACCCGATTCCACGATCAGATAATGAGCGACGGCGATGGGCGACGAACCCACCTTGATGGTCTTGCCAACAGCCTTGGCGATACTCACCGATTCCTCTAGTTCGGGATGATCGGCAACGAAATCGCGGACCTGATCGTTGTCCATTTTTGTCAGCTTGTAGTTTTTTAGGTTCACCCCGCGTTTGATGTTACGAAGGAGGCGTCCCGCCGAAGCCAAATCAGAAGAATTGCGATACTTGTGAAAACCAAGAATATCGCCAGCGCGACGAACGCGCCCATTGTCCATCACGTCGCGCGCCTCCGGTGGGACGCCAAAACGGACATCCACCACCGCAGGCATTCCGGCTTGGATGATTGCCGTCAACGTGTGCTGGCCATCTGCCAGAATGCGGTTGATGTCGAACCGGATAGTCCGCGCGCCAGAAATCCAACGTCCCTCGGTGAGGGCGCAGTCGAGGGTGTCAACATGTGACTGCGTGATGGGCCGGTTGTTCGTGTTGGCAGTCAACATCACCTCTGCCATGACCGGCGTGATCTCCACGTCGTCCATGGTAAAACCGCCAGTCTTTTCGGCGCGGCGGAACTGCGCCTCCAGCCATGCCTGCGCACGGCGAGCGGCGGTCGTGTCAGTGGACGAAAACAACGCCAAATCTTGCGTGTTCCCGTCGTCCGGGGTATCTTTGGGCACGGTCATTATCTCCTTTGTTTCGAGCGGGTCGCCTTGCCGGGCGGCCCGTTTCGTTTGGCCGATGCGCCCGGCCAGTGCGTCGAGAAACCAGCGAATGGGAGCGGCCCGCCCGCCCCCGAGGAAGCGCAGGGCAGAGCGGGCCGCAGGTGCCGGAGAAGAGGACACCGGCACCATCAGGATTCCTTGAGGGCTGCGTCGATCATGTCATCCCCCTCGCCTGTCGTAGTGCGTCTCGTGTTCGTCGGGCCGGTGCGCCAGTGCGATCCATGCCCAGCGCAGCGTGACGGCGAGCCAGGCAGCGGCCACGAGGGCCACGACTGCAACGAGCGCGGTCATTCAGCGATCCCCGATGAGGTTGAACAGCGCCCGGAAGCCGACGATGACGCCGGTCATGCCCAGCGCGAACGCGAGGAACAGGCCGATCACGATCACGTCGGTGCCGTCGAGCGTCATGCGGCCCTCTCGATCAGGGATTCCAGACGACGGAGCGTGTCCAACGTCGGGTTCCACGTCGGCAGCTTGAAATGACGTAGCGTGTTGGGGTGAAGCCCGGCCTCTTTGGCGAGGCGGGACGGCCTCCAACGGCGTTCAGCGGCGAACGCCTGGAGGTCTGCAATGAGGGTGTTTGTGTGCATGGCCCGATATGTCGCACATCACCGTGTCCCGTTCAAGACCTTTTTTGCATGTCGATGTGTTTTTATCCTTGAAAGCGACATGCCGATGTGCGATATTCCACTCGTCAGCCCACCACCGGGCACGAGATGGGAGAGACAGATGACCGTCGAAGAAATCCGCGCACAGGTCGAGGCCGCCGAAATCACGGCCATGCAGAATTTCCGCCGCGATTGGGGCACCGACGACGTGAGCGTTGTCATGGATGCCCTGCGGCAGACAATCCCCGCCAGCACGTCGCCCGACGATGCCACCCGCAAGGCGCGCGCGCGGCTGGCCTGACCACACCAGCCCACGGGCACGAAGGAGAGACGACGATGCGACTGTTCAAGGTTCTCGACGCCGATGGCTTCTCTACATATCAGGGCGAACCGTGGCATCTGCCGAAAGGCAAGCGGCCCGGCAAGTGGATGGAGCCGATCGAGGGCGACCTCGTGCCATGCCGCAGCGGCTACCACCTGTGCCGCGAGCGTGACCTGATCCGGTGGCTGGGGGCGACGATCTACGAGGCCGAGTATCGCGGCGAGATTGTGGAAGCCGACGGCAAGGTTGTTGTCCGCGAGGTGCGCTTGGTCAGTCGGCTGGACCACTGGAACGACCGCACCGCCCGCCTGTTCGCCTGCTGGTGTGCCGAGCAGGTCTTGCCCGTTTTCGAGCGCCAGCACCCCGACGATAGTCGCGTGCGAGAGTGCATTGAGACGGCGCGGAAGGTGGCGGACGGCGATCTGCCTGCCAGTGCGTTGGCCGCCGCAGGGGACGCCGCACGGGCCGCCGCATGGGACGCCGCATGGGACGCCGCAGGGGACGCCGCATGGGACGCCGCAGGGGCCGCCGCAGGGGACGCCGCATGGGCCGCCGCATGGGACGCCGCAGGGGCCGCCGCAGGGGCCGCCGCATGGGACGCCGCACGGGCCGCCGCAGGGGACGCCGCAGGGGACGCCCAGACGCGCGCCCTTTTTCACCTTCTCGACACGGGCGCGTTGCCCGCCTGACACCCCGGAGACACGCCCCCACCGGGCAAAGGAGAGACGACGATGC